ACCGATCTTGCCCTTGTGGCGCATCACGCGGATCACAGAGTCGGGGATGCGGGTGTCTTGCGTGGGCAGCCCCTTGTGCGTCCAGCCGCCCACCTCGCCATCCTTGCCGCGCATCGCGGTGGACGAGCCATCGGCGCGCAGGTGCGACTCCTGTCCGGCGTGCTTGCAGGGGACGATCTTGTTCGGCTTGCGGCTCTCCCGGTTGAAGTGGAAGACGAATTCGAAGGCAGGCGCCAGCCGGCCTGCCCAGTCGCCGGGCATCCCCGGCCCCTGATCCCAGACGTACCATGCAAAGCGCCGCCAGCCCTGCTGGCGCATCCAAGATAGCCAAGCGTCCCAATACGGGATCACCTCGTTGTCGCGGTGGATCAGGCCCAGGTTGACCAGCACCTGACCGTCGCCTGCCATCGGCAGGTGTGCGAACACGCCACGCATCAGGCCATCCCAATCGGAGATGCCACCCGAGGTGTAGTCGCGCTGGTTGCCGTAGGGCGGCGAGGTGAAACACAGGCGAGAGACTTCACCCTGCATCAGCGCAGCGACCACGTTCCGGTCGGTGGCGTCGCCACAGATCAGGCGATGCGCTCCGATGGCCCAGACATCGCCGGGGCGGGAAACCGCTACGACGGGCGCGTCTGGCACGTCGTCAGCCGCGTCAGACTCGTCGGCTTCGGACTCTGATTCATCATCTGCGACGGCCACCGCACTGTTGAGCAGTGCCTCGATCTCGGCATCCCCGAAGCCGGTCAGAGCAAGGTCGTATCCCGCGTCGGAAAGCTCGGCCAGTTCCAAGGCCAGCATCTCTTCGTCCCAGCCTGCATCCAGTGCCAGCCGGTTGTCGGCAATCACCAGTGCCCGCTTCTGCGCAACGGTCAGATGGGCCAGTTCGATCACCGGCACCTGATCCAGGCCGAGCTTGCGCGCAGCGGCCAAACGCCCGTGCCCGGCGATGATGCCGTTGTTGCCATCGACCAGGATCGGGTTCGTCCAGCCGTACTCGACGATGCTGGCCGCGATCTTGGCGATCTGGCTTTCGGCGTGCGTGCGCGGATTGCGGGCGTAAGGATTCAGCGCCTCGACCTTGCGGTACTCGACGTTGAGCGTGTTCAAAGTGGGAGCCCCAAAAGCAAAACCCGCCAAGCGTTGCCGCCGGGCGGGTTGGTTGAATGAAGATTCTGGAGGGGTGGTAACTGCGCCTGGGGGTGGTAACCGGAGCCGGTAACCTGGCCGACTGGTAACCTTGTCCGCGCCCTGACGCTAAAAAAGCGTCGCGCTCGCGCCCCCCGCATGGCGATTCGGGAAGGAAGGACCCTTTTCGCCTCGGGCCGCTCGCCGAACCGTCACCACTGTCCAGAAGATAGCCGAAATACTACCTCTGATCGGCCTGCTTTGTTGCAGGGGCAAAAGCCGCTATTGATAGCCGATGGCAGCGCATGACAGCCTATCCAAGCCCATTCGCGCTCAAAGACTATCCCGCGACGACGCAGCCGTTGAGCTGGTCAGCCACCGTCTGCAGAGCCTTCTGCCAACGCCGCCACGCCGTCGTCCGGTCGCAGGCAAAGCGGATCGTGATGTCTCGCCAGCCGTAGCGCTTGGCCCGCATCCACACGAGGTGGCGCTGCTCGACCTCGAGCCACTGCACCCACTTCATCGTCTCCAGCATCCGGTCGATGGCGTCCGGGGTGGGTGGGAAGGGGCGATAGACGTGCTCGTCGGCTGCGAACGTCTCCCACTCCTTGCGCACGATGACGGGCCATGTGTTGAAGTAGCCCTGCACACGCACGGGTGGCAGGCGTCGTCCGGTGCTGGCGGCTTCCTCGAAGCGTGCCGCTACGTCCTTGATCGTCCAGTCGTTGCGGGCCACGTCACACCTCCTGTCCGACGTCGTGCTGCTCGATGGCCCAGTGCAGCAGGGCCAATGCGTCGGCCTCGTTGTCGTCGGTCGGGGCATGGCCAAGGCGGCGGGCGGACGCCACCATCTCGTCCTTGTTGGCGTTGCCCTTGCCGGTGGCGTGCTTCTTGATCGTGCCCACGGGCACGCCCTGGTACGGGATCTGGTGGTGCTCACACCACGCCGTGAGCGTGGCGAGGAAGCCGCCGTAGGCGTGCGCCGCATCGGTCGAGGCGTGGCGGCGCACCTCCTCGAAGTGCAGCGCGTCAACGCCGTCGGCCACGGCCTTCAGTTCCGTGAGCCAGCGCTTGAAGCGCAGGAAGCGCATGCCGCCGCCTTCGAAGCGCTGCGGCCGGAAGCTTTCCGAGCCGCTGGTGATGTGGCCGTCGCTGCCGCGCAGCGCCCAGCCGGTGGTGGTGCCCAGGTCGAGGGCGAGGATGGTGGTGGTCATGGTGTCAGTCCTTGTTCTGGCCGGACTGACACATCGGGCGCAGTTCCACATAACTTCCCGTGAGAGGCGCGCGCACGCGCGTGTAGAGAAGTTACGTTCAGGAGCGTCGGATGCGTCAGGCGGTGTGGTGTTCATGCAGGTCAGTTGTCCGCGTAGGGGGTGTAAGCGGGCATGGGCGGGTATTTGAGGCCTATCCCTTGGAATCCGCGCACACCCGCACTGTTGCGCCACTTGTCGAGCCCGCGCGTGATCAGCAAATCGGAGAAGCGGCGCTGTGAACCAATGAACTCGCCTGCGGCCTCGGCCCACAGCTTCCAGTCGTTGAACAGTTCGGCGGTCAGCGACTTGGCGTTGATCTCGCGCACGCAGCGCTCATCGAGCCAGCGGCCCAATGCATCCTCAGCCTCGAAATACTCCTCGGTCGCAGCGCGAACGCAGGCGGGCGGATTCAAGCCTTCGCGCTGCCACGCGAGGCATCCAGCCACGGCCCACGCCAGAATCCCGTCGCGCTCAGCCAGCAGCTTTTCGGTCAGGCGGCCATCACGTTTCTCTGGCGGGATCGTCACCGTGAAGGGGATCATGTGCATCCGCCGCTTCATCGCCTCGTCGATGTTGCGGATGGCGGGTTTGTGATTGCCCACGATCACCGGCTTGAACTGCGGCGTGTACTCGAAAAAGTCCTTGTGCATGAAGCGCGCGGAGATTTTGTCGCCGCCGGTGATGGCCTTGACCTTGGACTCGTTCAAGCGTCGGCCCTGCTCGGTTTCGATGGCCGTCACGAAGCGCGCGCCGCGCAGGCCCGCCAGATCGGTCGGATGGCGGTCACCACGCGTCTCGACAAAGGTGTCCATCGATGCGGCGGTGGCGTAGTCACCGAGGATGGTGCTGATGACGTTGGCGAACACGCTCTTGCCGTTGGCACCGGTGCCGTACAGGAAGAACAGCGCGTGGGCGCTGGTCACGCCGGTCAGGCAATAGCCGACCATCCGCTGCAGGTAGGACTGCAGCTCCTTGTCGCCACCCGTGACCTCGTCGATGAACTGCCTCCAGGTCGGGCAGTCGCCATCCGGCGTGGCTGTGGTGATCTTGGTCATCCGGTCGGCGCGCTCGTTCGCGCGCTTGCGACCGGTCTTGAGATCGACCACGCCACCGGGGGTGTTGAGCAGCCACGGATCGGCGTCCCATTCGTCGGTGGTGGCTGCGTGCCTGCGATCAGCACGCGCCAGGCGCTCCACACCACCGACCGTTCCTGCGCTGGCCAATTTGGCGGCGACTTTGGGGTTGTCGGCGCGCACAGCCGTCTGGCGGCAGACGCTGCGGATCAAGTCCGTGGCCGCCAGCGTGTCCTCGGTGCGCCAGCGTTGCCCGTCCCACACCAGCCACTTGCCCCAGCCAGCCACATAGCGCCAGTCGCGGTGGTAGCGGCGCGTGAAGGACAGCGCCAGCGCGTCCTCCGTACCCCAGACGGATTCGTCGCTGCTGACGACTGGATCAACGTCATCGGTCACGTCGTGCATCTGCAGGCGCGGTCCGTGGGTGAGGAAGGTGGCGACATCAAAGCCCTCGGCGATGGCATCGGCCACGTCCCAGCCCTCTGCAGCCTCTTCGGGCGGATAGAGGACGTGGCAGGATTTGGCCCCCGCCGACAAGATGGCCTGTGCCGCCTGCGTGGCGTACTCCCAGCCCGGCTTGTCGCGGTCTGGCCAGATCAGCACAGCCTTTCCGGCCAATGGCGACCAGTCGGTCTTGTCGACCGGAGCGTTCGCGCCGTGCATCGCCGTGGTGGCCACGATGCCCGCGTCGATCAGGGCCTGCGCGCACTTCTCGCCTTCGACCAGCACCACCTGCGCGGTACTGGTCATCCCTGGCTGGTTGTAGAGCGGACGCGGGTCGGGCGGTGCCATCTTGCGCCGCTTCGCATCCCAGGGCCGGAACTGCTTCTTTTGTCCGGGCGGGTCGTAGCGGTAGACGACGGCGATGAGATGGCCTTGGGCGTCGAGATAGTCCCACTTCGCGGTGGCGGGGCCGAGTTCGTCGACCGGCACGTCCTTCTTGTTGGCCTTGCGTACTGGTGCGGAACGCGAGCGTCCGATCAGATCGGCGGCGGCGTCGAGCACGCGCGGAAAGTCGCTCAGCACGTCGATACCGAGGTGCGCGGCAATCAGTGCATAGATGTCGCCACCGTCGCCGGTGGCGCGATCCGTCCACAGTCCAGCCTTCTCGCCATCGAGAACCACCTCGAGGCTGTCGCCGGGGCTGCCCAGCACGTCGCCAATCAGGAACTTGCCACGGCGCTTCTTGCCCGCCGGGAACAAGGTGATCAGAACGGATTCAAGACGCGCAAGCAGTTCGGCACGCAGTTCTTCGCGTTCGGCATCGCCGAGGGTACGGCGGGTGGGGTCGGGCAGTGGCGCGATGTCGTTGAAGTCGAGCGTCATTCGGCCTCCTCACCATCGGCGTCCCCGTTGCGCCCCTGCGCGGCGTTGCTGCGCGCGGCCCACGCAGACAGTTCGGATGGCCGATAGCGCACCAGACCGCCCATCAGGTAGTGGGGAATCTTGTACTTGCTGCGCATCTGCGGGTCGGCGAACCAGTAGTACGGCAGGCGCAGTGCGGCAGCGGCCTGCTTGGCGTCGATCATTGGTTCGACACCTCCGATGAATTGCGTGTCGTTGCTCATGTCGTCCTCCAGCAGCGGTCTTGCCAAGCGCACATCCGGCATTCGAAGTGGGTCGGGTCGTGGAAGGCACGTGGCAGCAACTCGCCTGCCTCGGTTGCCGTGATGACCTTCACCGCCCGATCCGACATGCGTTGGGCCAGCGCCGCGTCAAAGGGCACGAGCTCGGTGTAGATCTCCATCGTGTCGGCGTTGAGCGCCGTGAAGATCGCCGGGTGCTCGTGCAGTTCGAGATAGGCTTGGTAAATCGCCACTTGCGCGGCGTAGATGGGCTTGGAGATGGCCAAGCCCTTTTTCTCCAGATCGCTCCAGGACTTGTTGCCCAGGCACTTGCACTCCCAGAGCGCCGGATAGGCGAAGCCCTCGGGGCCCCCAACGAAGACGCCGTCGACGTGTCCCTGCAGGCGACCATCGGCCACCGAGAAGCCGAACTGCTCGCCATTGGCCTTTCGGGTGCGCAAGTCAAAGCCTGCGTCCCGCAGCCACGCGACCATGCAGTCCTCCATGACATGGCCACGCTCGAAGATGCGCAAGCCACGGCCCGGGGTGTCCCGCCCGTGGTCGATGGGAGCCTTGGCGTACTCAAACTGCAGCGCGCGCTCGCAGGCCACCCCGAGGCGCGAGGCCCCGAGGTACTGGCGCTCAGACTGGCGGGCGCGGGCCTGCTGCAAACCGGCGTCGACCAGGGCGGTGACCTGGCCCGCGATGCTCGATGAGGAATTGAAGTCCATCATGGCTTCCCCTTCGGTTCTTCCCAGGGCAGGTCGTACTCCAGATCCGCAAACGGATTGGCGGCATCGGGTGCCAGCGGATCGGGCGTGGGCGGCAAGCCCCGCACAGGCGGAAACTTGCTGGACTCGTGGTGCGCGACCATTGCGTCCGACCAGCAAGTGACGATGGCGTCGATCACCCGCAGGGCCTCGGCTTCGGAGTAATCGCCCAGCGGCTTGGTGAAGCCGATCTCGCCCGCTGCCTCGCCGAAGGCCTTGAGGCAATGACGCATTGCGGCCAGTTCGACATCAGACGGATCGATCATGGCGACCTCCGTCTTGTCGATGCGACCTTCCCTGGCCCGCTGCCAGTTGCCGTACAGCGCGTGAAACGCGTCCTGGCAGCGACGGGAACAGAACACCCAGTCGATGGGATAGCGCCGGGGATCGCCCACACCGTGGCGGTTGTCGGTGTGGCCGTAGCCCCGGGCCTGTCGTTTGCAGACCCAGCATTTCATCGGCCTCCCTCACTGCGCCCACGACGGTTTACCCGTCACGGGTGCGCGTTGCGGAGCCAGGGCCTGATACACAGGCGCCACGGCCTGCGCCGGAGCGCCGGGAGTACCACCGCCAGTAGTCTTGGGCGGGACACCCATCAACTTGGCGTAGTCGGGGTGATCAGGCTCGACCGCGATCTTGACCACGTTCCGGTCTTGGCCCTTGCCATCCTTCTCAATGTCCACGCGCGCCAGAAACTCCAGGCCATCCAGTTCATGAAAACCCTGGATGCGGCGCGCGGCGGCGGCCTGCGGGCTGTTGTCCTGGGGGTGGACGTTGCGGGCGCTGTTGAGCGCTGCGCGAATGAAGCTGCGCCCCATCTGGCCCCAGGTCGGGCCCTTCTTGGAGTGCAGGCCAATGTTCGACCACATCTTGCGTTTGGCATGGTCGCCAGCGGTGACCACGAATTCGGCGGCGAGGTAGATCGAGCCGGTCTCGAATGATTCGGTGGCGTAGCCGCCGCCCCAGCCCTGCGACGGGTCGTCATAGCCACCGGGCTTGAGGGTCATGCGCACCGGGACAACGGTGCCCTTGGGGATCAGATCAAAGCCGGATTGCTGCGATTCGGCGTCGTTGAAGTCGTTCCAGTTGCTGCTGGTCGTGGATTGATGGTTCACGGCGATTACTCCTGAGATTCGTGGGATTGGGTGGTGGCAGTGCGTACGGGCGCGGCGCTGGCAGGCGCGGCAGAAGCGCCTGCGCATTTGGCGATCAGCGCGCCGAGATGCGGCGGCTCCAGCAGGTCGAGGCGACCGCTGCGGTCTTTGGCCGGAAAGCCGTAGGGATTGACGGTGTGGGTGACGAAGGCGCGGTAGGTGCTGCCGTCCTCGGCCTTGATCTCGGCCAGCGTCACGACCTCGTCGACGATGCCGGGCAGCTCCAGGCTGGTTTTGCTGCCTTCGATCTGCGGGACGAACACCTTGCGGTTGTAGTCATCGAGCCGCTCGTCGAGGATCGCCACGAACACCACGTTCTTGCCGCGTGCGTGCTGCAAATGAGTCAGTGCGCTGATCATTTCCTGGCCGAGCAGACCATAGGCCGCGCGCAGGTCGGGCTTGCCGGATCGGTCGCTGACGGCACCCGGCTGCGTCCTGCACCACGCGAAGCACTGGCGGGACAGCTGCGTGATCGAATCGAGAAAGAAGGTCTGGTAGCGGTCGAGCTGAGTCGGATCGCCAAACTTTTCGATGACGTGGTCGTAGTGAGCCTGCGAGAAGGCCGAATCCGGTGGCAGGGACTTGTCCGGACCCGCTAGGAACACGAAGAAGTCGCGGCTCTCCGGCCACGAAGCCGGACGGATGGTGTCGCCCGGCCACTCGGCCACGGCGAGATCGCCCGCCTCGATGTCGAGGAACAGCGTGGTGGCCGGGTCGAGGTCTTTGAGCCGGGTGGTCTTGCCGATGCCGGACTTACCGAGCATCAGAAGCTTGACGCCCTTGCGCTCGGCCATGCGCTGCTGCGCGGAGATGATCGGGAGGGACATCACGCCACCTCCTTCAGCTCGTCGGCGACGGCGGGATTCCAGAGAATCTGGTAGCCGCTGTGGCCATTACGCGAGTACGGCATGGCTTCGGCCCGCGCTTCACCGGCCTCGGTCAGTTCCCATTCATCGCGGTCGTTGCGGAACTGGAAGCCGTGTGATGCCAGCAACTGGTTCGTGGCCTTGGCCGAGCGGTTGAGCAGCTTGCCGAGCTGGGTAGCGTTGAGCGAGCAGATCGGCTCGTTGGCAGCGGGCAATGCGCGGCGCAGGGTTTCGACGGCGAGGCCCGTGTTCTCGTGGATGCAGGTCAGCGTCGCCGCCATCGCAATGCCGGTTTTGACGCCCGGCACCTTGGCGACCGCCTCGCCGATCAGCAGGATCGCGCTCACGCGGTCGTGGGTCGGCGCGGGCAAAGCCGCCAGCGCACCGGGGGCGGAGTACGCGCCGGTCTGGCGGATCGCGGGCAGCACCTCGCCGGTCACCCAACGCTTGAAGCGTTTCGCGGCGTCCTTGGTGCTGCCGAGGATCAGGGCGTAGAGGCCCGATTCGTTGACGTGGTTGGCGCGCTGCGTGCGCCCGAGGTTGTCGATGACCTCCAATTTCTGGAGGTCATCGACATCGACGTGCGACTTGATCGCCTGAGACGGATTGCCCATCTCCAACGCATCGCAGACGTCGCTGGCGTTGAACCACGGCAGGCCCGCGTCGTCGACCTGCACGCGCACGGCATGCGCCTCGAACTGGAAGGGAATGATTGCGCTCATGATCAGTCCTCCCACGCGACGTCGACGATGCGGTCGGCCCCGCGCGCGGCGCGCTTGCGCACCTCGGTGTGGAGTTCTTCCAGCGCGGTGCGGCGGCGACCGAGCGCCAAGGCTTCGGCATTCGCGGTTTGGATGGCGAAGGCCAGTTCGTCCACCGTGGCCGCGTCGAGCGCGACGACCACGTCATGGCCGTCGGCATCGCGATAGCGGATGTCGTCGGGAAGGTGTTCGCCGTAGATCGACGGCAGTTGCTTGCACAGCGAAACGATGAGACTGGTGCTCATGATCAGTGCTCCGAATCGAGAGAAAGGGTGAAGGACGGCTTGCCGGAATCCACGGTGCGAGCGGCGGCGAACTGCTGCTGGAGCGCCGGAGGCCAGTTCGTGAAGCGGGACTCGGAGACGGACAACTTGATGTCGAGGTAGCCCTCGACCTTTTCGCCCGAGGCCACGATGCGCTCGGCGATTTCTGCCAGTTGCTTCTGATCCCAACTGACCTTCTTGGGCAGCTCGAACTTGATGCGCAGCGGGCCATCGGCGATGTGGGCGGTGCCGAAGTCACGACCGGACTCGCGCAGCGCCGTGCGGGCCTGCTCGCCGTAGGCGGCATCGAGCGCCGCGTCGAACTTGGCGCGCGCCTTCTTGAGCCAGTCGAGGGCCTCGTCGAGGTTCTTGTCGATCTCGGCCTTCTGCGCGGCGGGCAGCGCCGCCAACTGGCTGACGGACATCGCGGCGATGTCGGCGGGAAAGAGGGTGATGTCGTTCAT